AATCATATCGGAGCAAAAGAAATAATCAGAGTCAATTTTATTCTGTTTTATGAATAAAGCAATATGAAAAACGTCCTCCTTGAAAACAGACCTCAGTGATTTGATCTTATTTAACCATTTTTCTGCGGCGTTTTTATATCGTTCATTACACAAATCACGCACATTGACTTTCGGGTTTTCTAAAAAACAAGGAATCAGATAACCTATCAAGTCTTCAGACGTTTTGTATTTCTCGTTTAGATGATAATAAAAACTTTTTTCAGAAGATGTATCAAGTGAAACTCTTGTTAATTTAGTTTTCCCTTTGTATTCAACAAAATTATAATGTTTTGTGTTCCAATGTAATTTCATCGCACAAAATAATTCATACGTCTTAAAAACACCAATTTTCATAGGAATTCTTTCATATTATATTCATTATTAGGAAGGTAGTTTAGCTCTTTGGCTTCTGCTTGAATGTTTTGAATGATCTTGTCATTCAAAAGACTAGGAACGAATTCCTCTTGAATCTTGAATCTGTCACAAGCATCCAACACTGAATCAATATAATTTTGGTTTGTTTTGATCTTGTGTCGTTCAACCCATGTACAAAATTCCTCTTTTCTGACAATCATAGTTTCTCCTTTCTCTTTTCATGATTTACATCTTGTAAAACAAATGCCGACCCACTTTTGCTTGATATGCCATTTTTGCAGCCCACTTAGGTGGTTTGATATAATCTGCAAAATAGTGGTCTGCTCCGCGTGTTAAACCGTCAACTTTAAATTCTTCTGATTCTGCCATAGAATTATACAACTCAATTGAAAGGTCTGCAACTCTTTTACATTCTTCCCATGATTTTTGTTGGGCAGCGGTGATAGGAGGTACTTTCTTTGAATCATACCACGAAAATTGATAAGGCTGTGTAACAACATCTTTGATAGTATCTGGCCATGCTCTGTGAACAACTCTGTTTAAAGTCACAAAAGCAACGGCCATTTTACCGTGAAGATTTTCACCTCTAGCTTCGTGAAAAATATTTAACGCAAGCCAATGTCTGTCTGAATTTGTTATATTGAGAACTTTTTCCACTTCTGAATCTCCTAATAATTGTTTTCGTAAATTTTTGAATTCGGCGAAAAGCGAGCCGCTTTCATCTTTTTTGGTTTTGACTGGTTTTTCTGTTTGAATCTTCTTTGGTTTCTTGACAAAAAAAGAATCCTTGTAATTTTTTATGATCCTTTCTTTTGCTGTTTTTTTGTTGTATTTGTATTTGAAATAGGATTGGTCGGTTGAACTGGTAAAACATTCTGCTGGAGCAAATACAAAAAAAGAAACAATGAAAGGGATTATCAGATTCTTCAATATTACGCCTCTTGAAGTTTTGATTGAAATTTATTTTTCCTTGTCTTTTAATTCAATGTTTTTATATCGTTTTGTGTGTAAACAAAACAGATTAATTGCCTTATCAATTTCGTCATTCACAAACATTTCTTCAATCTCTTTATGATCAATAACATCATAAGTCAAATCCCGCGCAATTCCAATGTATCCAATATGTTTCTTTGACGGATCATGAGGATCTAATCTTTCAATCAGAATTGGAGCTTTATAAACTTGAAATGAATAAAAATTTTCTCTGATATATCCAGATTCAATTGTTTTTTGTGCTTTCTGGGACAATAATACTTCGTGATCTGATTTATCACAAATTAAATCAAAATCATATCGTTCATTGTTTCTTTTCTTGATTACACCTAGTTCAATATCCGTTCTTCCTAATATTTCATTTTTACAAAAACCAAAAGTTTTCAAAACCGCTTTGTTGCAATATGTATATCTCATATCCGCGTCCTTGATCCAAATTAAATCAGGAACATCGTCAAGATAATTCGCAAGTGAATTTTTGTGATAACCTTCTGTTGTCGTCAAAGATTTAACTTCACGCCAATAAAGTATAGTAATGAATAACATGTAAGTCAATATTAAAAAGTGCTTGTAAAAATGAATATCAGATAAATCAGTTATTGACATTATTCCGGCGATAATTGGCAATGTATAAACCATAGCCAATTTAAACCGGAACATAACACTCCTTCTGAACAAATGAGCAACATACAACCCAAAAAGACCAATAAGTATTTCAATTACTCCTATCATTTGAATCGGAGTAATTGAAGAGTGGGTAAAGAAATTAAGAATATATTCTCCTATCCTTGCACTGTACATAATTTATTCCTCTTCGTTTCCTTTTTTGTCTTTTTTAAGCGGTTGAATAAAATCTGTAAGTTCTTCGCCGGTTAATTTGCTCAGTTTCTTCAGTCCGTATTTTCTCAAGAGTTTTAAAACAACTTCCGCTGAAAGACCAGCAGTTCCACAAAAGAAGAATGCCCATGATTCTGAAATTTTGGCTTCAACACACAATTCACCTACAAGGAATCCAGCGAAACCAGCTAAAAAGACAGCCACAACAAATTGAAATATGGTATGATCTTCACTCATAAGCCAGTTTGCAACACCACCGACCATAGCAACACCAACAGCGGTAACTATATAAGTGAAATTTTCTCCGAAAAAATTCATTCCTTTTTTGTCTCATTTGGTTTTAATTTCTGTTTTTTTAGATACAATAATTTCAGAATTCCAGTGACAAAATTTTTATTATTTAACGCTGCTTCAGATTTTGCCTTATATGTTTGTTCTTGCCAATCAAAGTTTTCCCTTCTCATTGTTAAAACAGTAATAGCAGATTCAATGTCATCAAAACTAGCTGATTCATCATTAATAATATCAATAAATTTGTCCATTTTCTTTTTATTCCTTGTATATTATTTATTCTTTTGAAACATGTAAACAAAAAAGACACAGAGAACAATGTTCTCTGTGTCTTTCGTCTCAGGATCAACGAGGATCGCCTGTATTGTGATTTTTCAGGTAAACGTATACGCAACTACGTTTCGTGATAAATTTTGAACACAGACAATCCTCGTTCGTTTTAGGACCAAGAAGTCTTGATATCTTCAATGACTTCAAGCGGCATCTTGGCTCCATAATTATTCTGTTTGTATTCCTTCATCTTTCGCTTGAGGAACATCTTTTTTACCTTATTGAACGTCTTGCGCTGTTTCTTCCCGGGATCGGTGAAGCCTCCATGCTTAGAAGCGTCCCATGTATTTATTCCCTGTACAAGTCGCGTGTTCAAAATATACGCCTCAACCTTTCGGCGAAGTTTGTATTTTTGAAAAGATTCGTCTGGCATGCGTTTTTTTGGACCGAATTCAAAATCATAAATCTTTCCAGACTTCGGCATCATTTTCTGGATTTCTTCGTTTTCGTTGAATTCTGTGTTTTCAGTGTTCATTGTTGTCCTCCTTTAATTAGACAGTTCAGCGAAAAATTTATTGATTTTCTTTTGAAGAATATTTGTGGTCAGTTCATCAATTTTTTCATCAATTTTATGATTAATATACTCTTCAATCTTTTTTTCAATTTTCTTTGACAATTCACTCTCTTCAATTGTGTTGGTTATATTCTTGGCTATTTCATCCTTTGTCTTTTCAATATAAAGCAATACGGTGTTATTTATTGCTTTAGCATACAAAGGATTGAACTTGATGGTTGAAGGAGTTTCACGAAAACCATATACCAGTTCGCCGATTTCGTGCTTTACGGCATTGTTCAGTTCTTCTTTTGTCATAACATCAAACACTCTTACCAAGGTGTGTTTCAATGCAGACTTGATGATTCCTTTTTTGACTTCAACCGTAAATTCAGGATCAGAATCCATTAATTCCCGAATAATTGCGTGGTCAACTTTTAAAACTAATTCGCTTTTGTTTCTCATTGTTTGCTCCAAGGTACAAACACAGGAGCCAAATATACTTTGGTTCCATTGTTTGCAATACGATTAAAGATATACAACCATCCATCTTTTACTTTGATAATCTCTCCATCACGGCATTCAAACGAATGATGAAGATCCATGCTGTGAAGTGCCTCAGTTTTTACTTCTTTAATTTCTCTGTAAATTTCTCTCATGTATAGCATCCTTTCTCCTTTTTGTCATGAACTTTTTTTGCCCAATGCAAAAGCATTTCAACGTCATTTCTTGTTTCCGGATGAAGCGTCATATTATTTCTATTTGCTTTGTACCATTCCCAAACTTCCATCTTTCCCGTAATCGCTATTCCTGCTCCTATCCAATCAGCTACCATTTCAATCATGTATCTTTCTGGCATTTTTACTGCTTGAACGTCACCTCTGTCAAGAGTTAAAAGCCAATATTGCCAGTGGTGCTTGTTTCGTTTTTGATGAAGAAACCACGCATCAAGAAATTCATCCGTTTCAAGATAACGCTTTTTTCCGGTATCGTCATAAAAACATTCCTTATACGGAATCCACTCAGAAGGAAGAATCTTGCTCATATCATGTTTCAGCCCGACCCACGTTCCTAATCCAAGCATGTGGCAAGCCTTCATAACATAATATTTGTGGCGAATCAAATATTTAAAATACATCCAATTTTGTTTAATTCTCATTTTTTCACCGACGATTTGATAACTTGGGAAACTTTCTCTCTGAATTCGTCTTCTGATTTGGATACTTTCATCAACTTTCCGGCAATCTTACATTTTGCGAATAAATGACTATAGAATTCGCTTGCAAATCTTTCGTCATTTATTAATGCTTCTCCGCACAATTTACACTCAGAAATTTTGACTAAATCCCTTTCAACGTCACCCGAGTATGTATCTCTTGAAGTCACCCAATCTTTACCACTGTCAGTATAAACCTCTTTTAATAAAGGATCGGTATATGACCATTTACCATACATTCCGTCTGACCAGTGCGGTTCTAATGCACTTCTTATTCTTGATACCTGCCAGTCATCAAGTCGTTCGAGTATTAAACGGACCACAACATCTAGCGGGTGACACATTATGATTTCAATGTCACTTTTCATGGGTTTTCCTTTTTATGGGATTCATCTGTTTTTTAATGATAATTTTTGACAGGCTTTTTCAAAAAATTGTTTGTAATAACCAGCATCAGGACAATTGTGTAATATATTGTCGCGGATTTTAACGTGAACATCTTTCATTTTGGTCCTCCTTTTAATGATAAGAATGGAAGCGGTGTCCATGATTGAAATGGAATAAAGCGGGTCAAAGCCGCTTGCTCTGCCATTGAGCTACACCGCTATTTTTTAATTTACAATCCGCATCGTACTTACAAGAGTACATGGCTTAATTTTTTCCTGAATGTCATCCCATCCAGTTGCTTCAATGTAACCGTGAATTCTTCTTCCTGCTGAATCTTCAAAAATGATCTGGAATTCAACTGGGTTTTCGTATATTTCGGGAATGATTGGTTTTTCTGTTTCGCTTGTTTCGCTTACGTTTTGACTCATTTTAAAACCGTAATGTCTTTTTCTGTGATTTTAATTCCTTTGTCAACAAGGATCTCTTGTTCCTTGAAAGCAGAATCCACGCTCAATTCATCCAGCCCTATACCTCCAGTAAACATTACCAGATTATGAATGTCAAGAATAATTTTAGACGGCGGAATCTTTTTTGTGATTAAAATATTCACCCCCGACTTAGCCGAAATTTTGTATCGCTTGTCTTTGATAAAAGCCAGTGCAATCTTTTCAGACTTGGACCATGAAGTAATGTCTTTGAACGTCATTTTCCCTTCTGAAACCAGTTTCAAAAAGTCAGCGTCAACGACCATTCCACGGTATAGTTCTTTTGTGTACTTTTTGAAATGATCTGGGATAATGGCTTTCTTCTTCTTTATGGCTTCCGCATATTTCTTTTCGTTTTTGAAAAGCCAATCGTCAATTGCTTTGAGTAATTCCGAATCCATTTTGATCCTGATTTTTAAGGTTTGTAAAGGGTCACTTTATTCTGTCCATGAAATATACTAAGAATCTTCCAACCATCAGCAAACAATTTTGAAAAATATTCGGAATCATAAACAAAATCCATTCGTTTGACTCCGGAAAACAAATTAATTTCTTCTGGAAGATAAACAATCAAGTAATCCTCATAATCTTCATAAATACGAAAAGCGTTCATGATTTTATTCCTCCTCCTTTTCAATTTCAATTTCTTCATCATCAATCGGATCAAGAACATCCGCAATACTTGCCCAATATTCCCATCCTTCACTTGTTTTGTGCCACATGAAACACGCTGTTAAGTCACCGGAGTACCAAAAACTTGGGAACGTGTATCTGTCTGCTTTTGTCAATTTACGGGCGGCTTCCTCATTAATCACCCATATTTTTTTGATTAGTTCAACGAAATCGTTAAACTCTTCACGGGAACCGAATTCGTTTTTATATTCAACAAAAAAGTTCATTTTGTTCTCCTTAGAAAGAAGCAGTCTTGTAGGTTTCAGAAACGATGATCGGCCGACGATGCTTACCGTAACCACGGGGAACCTTTGCGAAAGAAACAACACGAACTTCCTTCTTCGGCTCGGCAACGGGCGAGGGCTTGATGTAGCCCTTACGAATGTCATGACACTCCTTGCATTCGCGGTTGCTGGTGAACCGCTCGGCAACGTGACCGTGCTTGCAGGGCTTACCGGTGAAATAACGGGTGGACTTGGTTGCGATTGCTTCTTTGCGAGTTACGATTGCCTTCATGATCAGTCTCCTTCAGAATTTGTTTTGAACATCACCTAACTTTCAAGAACAAAATAAACTATTTTTTCGGCAGAGTCAATAACTTTTTTGACCCAAATAGTGACAAACTTCAACATAGGTAGCAATAAAACCCCCCCAATCAGATTTTCTTCGGTGCGGGCTTCTTTTGCTTCCTCATAGGTTTTATGCCGAGAATAAATCTTGACAACCGTTGAAAAAGGAGCATAAGAAACAAGATACCACGGGAATTCAGGGTCAGGAACTTCTGTCTGGCGAATAAACATTTCACAAACCTCCTCAGTCATAAATGCGGTAAACACAAGAGTGGGTAAACTTTGCTGCGGTTTTTGCATCAGGCTTAACCCAACCTTTACAACACAATTCACGATAAAAGGCGCGGGCTTCGTCTTTTGTCATCTTTTCACGGGACTTCATGTTCGTATAACCGAGAGAAGCCGAAACGGTCATTTCATCTTTGCCGGTTTCTTCAAAAACGGCAACGTTCAACTTTTCGGGAACGAACAGACAATGTTTCATGATCAACCTCCGTCAGAATTAATCTCAAGCATCACTCAACTTTCAAGAACAGATTAAACTATTCCGAAAAGGGAGTCAATCTCTTTTTTGATTTTTTTTGAAATAAATTCCTCAAAATCTTCATCAAAACGAACATTGAATTTTTTGTCTTCTGTCTGCATACAAACAGAAAACGTTCCATCATTTTTTGTTTGGACCGTTCCACGGTAAGTCATCTTCACAAAGTCATCACAGAAAAAAACTTTATAACTTGTCCTCACTGCGGTAAAACAGGAGGACAAGGAGGGATGAAAAGATATCATTTTGACAAATGTAAAAACAATTCTTCTAATAAATGATTTCTAGTTATTGATTTTACATTTTGTTCTTTTCTGGAACAATTTCGTTTTTATATCGTTCCAGAAAAGAACAAAAATAATCAAAAAACACAATAACAGAATAAAAATAAAATTTTTGATCATGAACATGGTAACGGCGGCCAACATCGTCATAAGAAACGGTTACCTCATCCATTTAAAATATTCAATTTCGGTTCTACTACTCCTTTGAATTGGCAATATTCGCAATCAAACTTACAACCCTTGTCTATTTCATAATCTGTCCATTTCATAATATACTCCGCTCCACAAACAGAACAACGAAGAGTAATATTATATTTGTCCCGTGATTTGGACGAGTCGCCTTCTTTAGTGAGAATCATTTTTGATTTCATTTGTATCCGTATTTTGCCGCCAAAAGGCTCAATGCAATATAAGCATGATCTTTGTTTGTTTCAATTTCGTATTCAAAATCATCAACGATTTCAAAAACCTTTTTTTGGTCTTCTTTATTTAAACTAGCAATTACACCTTTAATGGCAAGATATAATATATCAGGCTTTGTGTCTTTACTTTTTTGCATACCCATCTTTTGCCCACCCATTTCCTTTTAAATGAAAATTACAAGCCGAAATCTGTTTCATAACTTCATCTGATCCACATCTTGGGCATCTTGGTGCATCTAACAGATTATTTCCGTTGCTGTCAACTTTAATATTTGAAAATTCCTCATAGTCGTATTTGCAGACAAGACAGTGGTAATCAAACAGCGGCATTTTTCTTCCTCTCTTCAACCAAAACGTCATTCATTTTATGTTCTCCGCACCAATCAGAAGGAAAAACAGCAGGGAAACCTTTCATTGTTGGCGCATTCCTGCGGCACCGACCGATATATTCGTTTTTTGGTGCATAATTCGTACAAGTTGAACAAACCATTCCTGTTGCTTTGTCTTTCCAGTTGTCTTTGTTCGTCGTGTTGTTCATTTTTTTCTCCAACTCCTCTATGTATTTACTTGAGAATGTTTTGTTGTTTCCGTTTGTTTTCATTCCTGTAAAAGTGAACACATCCACATTAATAATTTCTTCGTTTGTTATCGTATACGGACAACAAACTTCAGCCCCAACTTTTGTTATATGTCCGTCTGTTCCGATGGATTTTTCATTCATAACATAAGCTATTCCACAAATAAACCACCTTCCAAGGTCTTGCTTTTCAGCAATTACCCATTCGTCTTTCCCGTCTAGTTGAACCCAATAAAATTTTCTCATTTTCTCTCCTAGAAGTATGAACTTTCCATATCAGGATGTTCTTTTTTTATACGTTTCATTTCAGACTTGAAATTTTCGTCCATCTTGTCGTGAGGATTCACAACACCATGAAAAAGAGTCGCGGCAGTGAAAACACGAATGATATTATCTTTCTTTCCGCATTCAGGACATTTCCCTTTCATGGGAGTGGTTCTTTCAGAAATCGGCAAAGTTTCTTCCCATTCAAAGCCACAACCATTATGGTGTGCGTCATTACAACACGAAAATAAATAGGTAGGCATTTTATTCTTTCCTCCATCTGGCGTTTGCGCCCTTTAGTCCTTTTTCTGAAGTATTTAGAATTTTGGCATGATGAATACCATGCTCCTTCGCTGTCATCAACTCCAAATTTGAAATGTCATTATTTAATCTGTTTCCGTCTTTGTGGTGAACAACTTCGTCTTTTTTCAGTTCTCTTCCAATATGTTGCTCCATAACATATCTGTGCTGATATAATCTCTTTCCATCAATCCTTTCCGTCATATAACCAGATGGATGAATAATGCATCCTTTTGCTGTTCCTCGTCTTGGATGATTAATTTTCATTCTGCATTGCATACAATGATTTGCCCGGGGATCTTTATTTCCGCCACAATTCGGGCAGATTTTTTTATTCTGATTCACTGCCTTCCTCTTTGCTTTCTTGAGACTCTGCAACTTCAGAACCTTCAGAACTCTTCTCTGTCTGTGGTTCCGTTTGCTTCGTTGATTTTTTCTTTGATCCACCTGATGGCTTTGGCGTAGGGTTTGACTTTCCCTCAGGCTTTTTCTCCTCCTCCTTATAATCAGGGAAAAGATCAGGAAATGCAGTTGTGACAAGTTTTTTGGTGATATTCTTATAAGGAGAATTTCCTTCAAACATACCTTTCAGAATTTTTCCTTCGTCTGGGTGAAGATTTTCAAGCATCACCAAAAGAATTTCAGAAAGTTTTTCTTTGCTTGCTTTCTCTCCTTCCACGAAAATATAAAGTCGCTTTGCCTCTTGATTCAGATTTGTTCCTTGAATGAAAACATCTTCATCCGCAGGAGGCTCTTTGTATTCAAGTTTGTCAATATCTTCTTTTGTGAACTTCCATTTATAATCTCCGAACGTATACAAAAGAATCGTATTAAGCGACCGTTCGGAGTTCGCTTGAAGGGCTTTTACTCTTTCGCTGAACGGGTTAATTTTTGAAATCGTTTCCAGTTTTTCAGGAATTGATAAATTGTTCAAGTGACCAGTCTTGAACTTTTCGTCCAGAATCTTCTGCGTCAACATTTCGTGGTAAAGGTGTGGATCCATTTTCTTTTCTTTCTCCTTTTCGGTGAAAATCTGTCATTTTTCCAAGCAAAACAACCATTTTGTTTTCTGCCAAATATTTCATTGTATCACCCTGCGATACATTTTTATTTAGCTTTTGTTCGTTAAAAATTTCAATACCTTCAAAAGCAATATCAACTGGCTCAAGTAAGTCAATCAATTTTTTGTTTCGTTCCCAATTTCTTCGGAGTTCAACCGGAGCAGAAACAAAATCATCTTTTGTGTGTATCATTAAATCTTGAAGACGTTTTTTCGTAATCGGCTTTTGCCTCTTTCCTTCAGTCACAAAAGTATCGTCATCCGAAAGAATATTTGGAACACCGTCTCCAGAATCACCTTTAATTATAAGTTCATTCCGGAAGTAATCCGGTTCATTGATTTCAATAAACTCCTTTGAAGAATAATCCCACTGCTTCACAAGTGGATTTTTTTGAAGTTGATAAAAATCTTTGTCTTTTGAAACGATACACACAGGAGATTCCGCTTTATAAGTAAACGCTGCAATCAAGTCGTCTGCCTCACAGTTTTTGACCGAGACAACATAAAACGGAAAATTTTCATGAAGAATCACTTTCATTTCATCCATTACGCGGAAAACCATGTCCCAATCAATAACGGAATCATCTTTTAGCCTTTGACGGTGGGCTTTATAATAAGGGAAATAATCTTTTCGCCATGATTTTGAATCACAGAGTATCAAAAGTTCACCGAATTGACCTGACAGTTTTACGTTCAGTTCTCGGTATTTGTTCAAGATGATATGACGGAGAAGATTATCATTTAGAGTAATCTTCTCCCTGAATACCGCTCCTGTGATAGAGGCAATACATAATGCCGAATAATCTGTTAAGATCATGATATTTTAATACTCCTTTAGATCGGTTTCAACGTGTTTGATCAACTCCCGTGCAACATCATCCCAATATTCAAAAATAAGATCATGGAATGCTTTTTCGGGATCACTATCCAAGAGTTTAAGAAATTCTTTTGCTCCTTCTTCAAGTTCATCCCACGCATATTCGGGTTCAAGACGAATATACCCGTCCATTCCTTCAACTTCTGGTGCATAACCGGGGGACCAATAACCGGCTGCTTCGCCGGGATCAATAGAACATTCAGTCACAAAAAGACTCAAAGCAATACCAAGATGATAAACACCGTATTCAAATTCTTTCATGATTAGCTCCGTTTTGTTTTTATCGTTCAATTAACTTTCATAAACAGAATACACGCTTTATGCAGCAAAATCAATAAAATTCTATCGGTATTTCATATTTTTCAAACAATGATTCAAGTTTTTTTGTTAGTTTTCCTGTTCTTGGATAAAGAGGAAGACGTTTAACCTCTTGTTTTTTCATCTCTTTAATGAGTTTATTAAAGCAAGACTTCATTACCTTTTTATGAGGAATCTTTTCAGAAGGATGGATATAAGGCAAGGGTTCTTGTTCAAGAAAATCGGCCATTGCTCTTAAAGCAGAAGGCAAGTCATAACCTTGATTTTCAAGGCCGGTACGTCTCCATGAATTTTCAATCTTGCCCAACATAATGTTTGCGTACCGATTTATTGCTCCACGAACAAGACCGCCATTTTCTTCGTTGGGCTCGTCCATTTGCTTTCTTTTGTGTACATGGTCAACTACCATGTCTTCAAGAGGAAATTCTTTCTTGAGAATAGGGCAAATATTATTTTGAGCGGCGTGTAATTCTTCTTTTAGCTTGATTATGTCACTCTGTTTCAAGAGGGTGAGTTCTTTCTTTTGGAAGTTTTCCTGTGAATCGTTCATGTATGGTCCTTTTATCTGGAGATAGGGTGCAATAGAAATCGTTGTTTCTGTCATATTTATATCCTACCTCTTCAATAAAAGACTCTGCTTCAGTGAGACTTAAAAATGAATCAATCCAGTCACCTGGGCAAGAATATGGCTCTACAGAAAAAAGAACAATTCCTCCGTCATCGTTCAAGTGAACAAAAACCGGTTCACCTTACCAAAAAACAAACCAAGAACCTTTGATATTTCCACTAAAGCAATTAACCAATTATCACCGAACGTATATAGCCACACACCCACACAAATTGCAAAAATAATCAAAATACCAATAATTCGTGGAGCATAGAATTTAAAAAAATTGGGTTTCTTCGGTGTTTTCTTTTCTTGAGGAATCAAAGCAGAATACCAATCATAAAATTCTTCTCTTGTGTTGAATTCTTCTTTGAACTGTTTGCCTTTTATGTTTGTACAGACAAAAAATCTAGGATCGTTTGTGTCCATCCATCCTTCTGCATACGGGTCAAAGTAAATCATTATCGTCCTCTTCTGTCGTTTTCTCCAACTCCCGCTGGATTATTTCGTCTGAAATTGCGTCCATAAATTCTTGGGTTTCTTCGTCAATAATGCACGAATCAATATCTTCCGAAGAAATTTGACAAGAAATTTTTTTGCCTTCGTCAATTTTCTTCGGTTTAAATTCGTCTGCTACTATCCATGTTTGGGTTCTCTCATTTTCATCGTATTTGACTGCACCCGACAACCACGTAAAACTCATAGTTTGATTTTTGATCCTCCAAGAATTGCATTCCCACAAGTGATTGTGCTATTTTCTTCATCCATAGACGGCACAAAGACAATAACATCAAACCCAGCTTCAATCAAGTTGTTTTCTGCTTCCCGGTAAACTTCATAAGAACAGTATCCGTTTTCTGTCTTGAAGCCGTTCTCTTTGCAAGCGTCATTGTTATGAATCGGGGTGATTTTTACCATCCAACTCATAGGGTCAAATAGCTCGGCAAGTTTGTTTGCGTCAATATCATTGCTTGAAGTAATCGCAAAATTCAAACAGTATTTCCGACCAACAGGAGGCGGAAGATATCTTGCCATAAGAGAAATATCTTTGAGAGAATGAGAACGATTATAGAACATGTAATTTCTCTTTTCTTCGTCTGTCGTGTTGATAGACAGTTGAAGACCGGCCTGACCATTGAATGTATCATTTTTAATGGTACACCATTGAGCCAAGATATTTTCAAGATTATTCTTTTTCAGCACTTTGGGAAGCATCGTCGTGAAAACAGGATGAATGGTTTCAACCCTGAAATCAAGCGTATACTGATTGTAAAACTTTTCGGTGATAAGAGATTCAGCGAATTTAAAAACGTTTTCGTGGTTTAAAGTCGGTTCTCCCATTCGTGCAAAATGAATGTTCAGCCGATCGGTGTATTTTACTCCCGGATAACAATTTCTTGCATTCACAAATTGATTATAAAGATCGGAAACAGTTGCGTTTCCACCAAACTCAACGTTAGGAACATCACAAAAACGGCACTTCATTGGACAACCGTATTGAGTGGAAAGCGTCATGACCCATTTTTCAGTCAAAGACTTTACTGGTCCATTTGCAACACCGTTAATTTCTTCGTTGAATCCAAGAAATTGTGCCCGAATGTTCTTGTCTTTACCATAATCACCAATGGACAGCGTTTCAAGCTCGCCTTTGGAGTAAGTATCAATCACAATTTTACCGGTAGGCAAATCAATCTTTTTCATTTTCAGACTCCTTTTCAATATAATTTTTCTTAACTCCGTTGTTCCAACAGGTATAACATTTTGACTTTATTTCATATCTGCCATTTTTGTCAAATTGAATTTCTTCGTCTTGGGTATTATACTCACAAGTAAAACACAGCTTTTCGTCTTTCAATTTATCTTCTCCTGATCGTAAATGTCAATGATTTCTTTGGCGAATTCAATTAATTCCGCGAATTCACTTTGAACACAATCATAACCGCTGGAATGACCGTTTTCCCATGCTTTTTCAAAAATCAAGTGATTCACCCCCTGAAGACCGGGATAAAATCCTTCCTCTTCAATAACATTTTGCATGAATTCATCGTGAATTTCTTTCTGTTCATCATTATATGCCTTCATGGCTTTCTTAAAGGCATCCGTATCAACAATTTCTTCCATGATGAATTTGTCACGAATTGCAGCAATAGAATGGCAATTTTCACTAAATGGAGATTTAAAAAGCTCCTGTTCGTTGCCTTTGAAAATACACTTTCCTTCTTTGTAGAGATAAAAGGTCTTGAAATCTTTTTTTACTGGATACGGAACTTTAGATTCGCGGGGAGTTGCCATAATAAGTCTCCTATTCGGTTTTGAGAATGAGTTTTGCGTTTTTATAAATTTTTACTTCTGTGTCAATTTTCAATGTCTCAAGCAAACATTCCGCAAGATTGAAACAAAGAACATTTTCATAATTTGCTTTAACCTCAAATGATTCATAAGCAAGAACAAATGGCCCGGCAAAGTCAGGCAAGGTTTCAAAAACAGTGTTCCCTGTAACGTCTCGGACAAATTTCTTTTCTGTGTTTGCTTCTTTTACAATTTTCATTTGAATGTCCTCCTTTTTAACACAATGTTTCCGTCTTTGTCAACACTTTCTACTTTTTTGTTTACGAAAAAATATCCGATAAGAGCAAGAGCAGCAACAATCCAACAAACCATGAAAATGATTGGAGAAAATACCCATGCCCATGAAATGTTAAAACCTCCCCAATATTTTAATGAGCCAAGAATTAATGTTAAAAGAACAACAAAAGGCCACTTGATGTTTATTGTAAATTCGGTTTTCATTTTATTCCTCATTCAAACAGTTTTTAATGATGAAGTCAAGAGAAAAAGTCTTTGCTCTTCAAAAGAAGACAATCAGGATCATTGTTTCCTTCTTCAATTGAAAATTCAAGCAAAAACTTCTGCAACTTACCGACAATTGGGCCCGGAGAAAGTTCCCATTCACGAATAAGATCCTTTCCCGAAACAGACAGTGAATGGGTGCTAAAAACAACCTCTTCAACCGTCGTACACCCGCAAACAATGTTCTTGATTTCATGAAGTGCAAGAGCATCGTTTGCAATGTTTGCCTTTGTGTCAGCAATACGAATCCGAGTCAAATCCTCCCATGAAAGGTTTGCTTCATTCAGATCCTTCTTTAACTTTCGTCGCGCCTTCGGAGAAAGATCAAACATTTGTCGCATATGGAACTTACACAGACCAGCAATCTGGAAAATTTCGTCATTACTGAAGCGAAGATCCTTGAGACGGCTAACGATGATATTTTTTCCAAGAACTTCATGACCGGAAAAACTTCCGTCACTCGCAATCTTGTATGCAAGCGGCTTTCCGATATCATGTAAATAAGCAGCTAACTTGACAATTGGAAACTTAGTAGAAACATGATCACCAGCAAGCATCATGTGGTCCCAAACAGTTTCAGTGTGAAATTTTCCGCCTGTGTGGTTCCATGCTTCGGCCATTTCAGGAAGAATCATTTCAAGAACGCCGACTGTCAACAAAGCACCCCAAAACGCTGAGGCATTTTTCAGTTCCATGGCCTTCATGATTTCCATCTTGATTCTTTCGGGTGCAATGCTTGACACAAGATGAAGATTATCCCGAACAGCCATAAACGTTTCAAAATTAATTTCAAAATCGTTCTTTGCAACAAATCGGCAAAGACGAATGATCCTGTTGGCGTCTTCTGCAATCCGAACATTAGGATCACCAACAAAACGAATTATGCCGTTTTCAAGGTCTTCATAACCGTTGAAAGGATCAATGACTTCTCCAATAGAACTAATCGCCATTGCGTTCCAAGTGAAGTCTCTACGGGAAAGGTCTTCTTCAATCGTGTCAACAAACGAAATTGAAACATCTTTTTCGTTGCCGTTGCCAGAGTAACGATCTCCGCGGAACGTAGCAATTTCAATGCCGTCAATCAGAACAACACCGAAGGTAGCACCGACAAAATTGATATTTGAACTGGGAAAATGCTTCTTTGCAAGCGAAAGAATTTCTTCGGGGCGGGCTTTTGTCGCAAGATCAAAATCATGGGGTTCGTGGCCAAGAAACAAATCACGAACAGCACCACCGACAAGAAACGTGGGATGGCCAGCACTTTCAAGCACTGACCAGATATTTTTGATTTTTTCGGGTAGATTCATCATAAAACCTCAAAAGAAAAAAGAGTTAAAAGATATTTTTCATTCATCTATCTTTTAACTCTTTTCGTTTTTTTATGCAACTAAAAAGAAACGGAATATGTCCTCTAATCCATAATATGCGTAAAATTCTTATCTGCTTTTATTGAACGCAATGCTAGTTTCTTTTACGTCAAAACTGCACTCCAAATCAATTTGCTCCCGGAGCCGGTCACTTATGTCGTCAAGCCCATATATAGTAACTACTCCGGGAGTATTCAATAAAGTTCTGAGGTTCATAGCATCTTTTTCTGTTTCTAATGATATGATCACGCTAAAAGGCCTAAATTCTTTCCCTTTTTCAATGCTTGCTTTCATAATACCCTCCAACACATTAAGTTTTTTAATTAAATGATTCAGATATTATTTTCAACAAAAGCATAAACAATTTTCATTTTTTGGTTAAACCTCATTTTTCCGATTAGTTCCTCCCCTGTACACTTCACATGCACAGGGGTGGCTTGCTCAATGTTGTCTTCCTGAGTTCCGTCAATTGGCATGAGCCAACACGGAGAATCATCATTTTTCTTGCAAATTGGACACACAAACTCGGCATCATTCGGAAAATGTTCAAATACACGATACATAAAACCTCCAGACTAATTAACGATTAATAATTGATTTGATCTTGGCCTTCGGACCCCAATCAACGAACGGATAAATGTCTGAATGAGGACTTTCTCCGCCGTCGTCTGTCACTGCGGTAAGGGTGTAATTGGTTGTCTTTCTGGTTAGAGTAACGTCACAATCTCCAGAAACCGTTGTCGCTCCTGCAAAATCACAAACCCTAGTCCCATTTTGATACAACCGAAAACTGACCACATTAACGTCTTCGGGTGGAGTGTATTCCCATTCAGCATGAATACTTCTATCCCATTCAGCCGCGCCGAAACAAACCGTTGAAGCCATAGAAAACAGTAACACAGATCCAAGAATAAAAAAAGTTTTTTTGTTCATGAAATTCCTTTTTATGAATTAATATTCGTCTTCGTCTTCATCTTCGCAATACATATAATCATCATCTACTATTTCTTCTCCGCAAAAGCAACAGAATTTAGGAAAATACGTTGAACCCATTTCATGAAGAACCTCAAAATCAGCATTACATTCAATGCATGAGATTTCTATTTTTTTAGCCATATTTCTTTTCTCTTCTGGTGTTCCCGTCAGTCACACTTTGACCCTTTTGAACACGCGGCGCAAATTTTACAGGATCCTTGATATATCCATTCTGTACTCCCACAGAAAGGACAGGAATCCCCGTCTTTTTTATTTAGATATTCAAATTCAAGCGCCTTCATGTATTTGCCAAGAACACGGGTCACAACAGAAGAAAATTCGGTGAGTCCTTCGTCTGCTTTCTTCAACTGATCAATTATAAATGCAGGACGCACACCATGACGCAACGCAAGAGAAATAAGCCTTGTGGTGGACCGATAACGTTCATTCATAAATAGATTCGCAATATCCTTGTATTCCACATCAGATTTCTTGATAGGGACAATTAGTGAATATTTTCGTCCGTCTTTGCGGAGAATTCCTTGTTTTGCAGACTGAGGAACGTACATTTCTTCCTTGTTCGCTTCTCCTGCAAAAATTTCATACGGAAATCCTTCATGAATTCCCACCAGAACAATCCAATCCTTTCCCATAACTTTAGCGTGGTGAATGTCGCAAGAAACATCTTTAGGACGTTTCGGCGCACAATTGAACTGTATTGTGTTTGGTCGTTCATCACAATACGTCACTCTTTTTTCTTTTTGCTGATCAGGCGGAGTGAAAACAAGAATTCCTTCACGGGACCCTTCACGATACACAGAAACAGCCCTTACACCCTGTTCCCACGCTTTCATGTACAGAGATTCAATTGTTTCAACCGTACAATCCTCGGGCAAGTTATACGTCACTGAGGCAGCAGCATCAATAAACCTATACATTCCTGCCATCATTTCAAGTTTCATGAATGGATCAATTTCATGAGCAGCTTTAAAGAATCCTTCACCAAGATAGGTTTTGAGAATCTTCATTGCATGTTTTCCAATTTCTCCTGTATCGTCTTTGACTGCCTCAGGAAGATTTTCAAGGAAAACGTATTCTTCTGAATTTTTTACTTTTTGCATCAAGTACGTTTTCACGCCTGTTGGCATGACAAAATAATATTCCCAATCATTCTTTGATACGGCTCTTGTCTTGCGCCAATATGCAGGAGCAAAAACAGGTTCAAGACCAGAAGAAATACACCCTTCAGGAAATGTCATAGAAAGCGAACCCGTGGGCGCGATTGACATAAGTGCCAAGTTCCGAAGCGGGAGAACTTCATCAAGATCGTTTTCAAGTTCAAGAGAATGAATGATATTACTAAAGAAACTTGATCCCATTAGATCCTTTGCAGTGATTCCTAATTCGTATGCTCCCGCTGGGCCTTTTTCTTCTGCAAGTTCTTGGGATGCTTGAAAAGCAAACTTTGCATAATATTCCATGAATTCAGAACTTGCTTTAATTGCTTCTTTTGAATCATATTGAATATCAGCATTCAAGAACCACTGGTGAAGATTTGTAATGCCCATACCAACCTCTCTTGTCAGTTTTGCAAGATCACGCTGTTCGGGTACACCATAACGGTTATTGTCAATTTCGTATTGAATAGCATTATCCAGAAGACGGATAAGGTTTTGAGTTTTCTGATATAGAATTGGACCGTAATCCATAGGATTATTTGGGAACATACCCATGTTGATTGAACCCAAAAGACAAATTCCATAAGGAGCAAGCGGTTTTTCTGAATTTTTTACCAAAACGCTTTCAACATAGTAATTATGATTATCTGCAACAGTAATGTTCCAAGTAACTTGCTTTTTTTTGTTTTTTGTTTTATTTTTTATTTTTATTGTTTCGTTATCGTCAACGCCTGATAATTCATCATATGATTCTTCCAAATCGGTGGCTTTGATCCACCCGTGTTGCGTCATGAATTTATGATCGGGAGTGCATTCAATTGATTTCCCATTTTCGAGTTCAATTGAAATTGTTTGAACAGGTTCTCCATTATTGCGGGGAAAACAATCAATCACTGGTTTAATTTCGTTTTTTCCAGTGTGAATATTAAAAGAATAAACTAAAACAGCTTCTCCTTTTTCAAGTTTCTTTCTTATTTCGGAAATCTTCGTCATTCCATTGATTGTGTGGACTTTTGTTTCTTCAACAAAACAACAGGCGTTGGTGCTGACCACACAAAAACGTTTATCACCAGTAGCAAGATAAATTTGGTGGATCATAGATCCTTTCCGCATAAGATCAATAAACTGGACACCCGGTTCCGCGCTAACATGAGCAGATTCAGAAATAAGGCTGAAAATATCCTTTGCTCGGACAATCTTGGAAATGATTTCGTGTTTGGTTTCAAAATGCAATTCCCAATCATTGTCTTCAATTACGGCTTCCATGAAAGCATCAGTAATTTGAACAGAAATGTTTGCATTCTGAATAAGATTCAAATCAGTCTTTGACTTAATAAATTCAATCACATCAGGATGATTACACTTGATAGAAAGCAGAACCGCCGGACGCCTGCCTGCTTGACCAACATAATTGCCCATTGACTGAAGATAGTCCATCCACGGAATTGCTCCTGTGGATTCGTTTGCTGCATTATTTACTTTCGCTCCTTTGGGTCGCAAAACAGAAACGTCAACACCAAGACCTTGACGTTTCGCAGCGCAGAGCATCATATCAGAAACACATTTATTAATACCTTGAATGGAGTCTTCCGATAAAGGAATAGTCGTGCAATTGTGGGTTAGTATGCCATCTTCAAGAACAAAAGAATTTGTTTCTGGTTCGTCAATGCACCACACAACTTCCTTTTTTCCTGTAAATTCAATATTATCAACAAACCAAACATCTCTTCTCGGATTTTTTGTTGCGGTGTTATTCAAAAAATCTTCTTTGTGTTTTTCGCGCAAAAACATCCAATCTTTCATTGAAGATTTTTTAATATAATAATTTGTGGTCTTGTGGGGAGCGTTTGTTAAATTAGAAATGACTTCCTTTTCTTTTAACGTCCCATAAATACCAACTGATTGCAAAACATCTGACAACAATTTGATTTCTTGGTGTTTAGTTGAAGAAATGCAACATTTACCAGCAGAGCAACTTCCGTCAACCGCGAAATAACCAACAAAGAAACCAATAATATACAAAAAATCATGCTTTTCAAAATCGGGCAATTCTTTTAAAAATTTTGGCAAGTTGCCAAATCTAATTGATTCTCTGGTTGTCTCTTTATGAACATAACCAAACCCATCAAAATACTTAGAAAGTTCAGTTTTTTCTCCGAACAATTCAATATTGGCTCTGTCTGTTGTCTTGTTGAGGCTTCCATCTCCATAAACTATTCCGTGAATTATCCCAATGTTATCAAGAGAATTTTCAATTCCTGTCATTAATCGTTTTCTGGATACGGGGATAGAATCTGCTTTTTCGTCTTGTCGTGCAATCAAATAACGGGTTTCTTTTTCTACAAAATTACCTGAACCAGTAAACCACAAATGATCGGCTGTTGTTTTAATAGTTTTTTTAATTGAATTTTGCCTCAATGTTAAAAAAACTATTTCTTGTTCGCCATGTTTACGAATTGTTCCTTGTTTGTAACTGCCGTACCTTGTTAAAACCTTTACTTTGTCACCGTCTATGAAGTCCGAAAAACTTTTTGTTCCTCGTTCAGTAATAAACCGAGTATCTGCCGAAAAACAATTGGCCAAGGAAATAACCGATTTGCTACCAACCCCCGAAAGAATAGAACCTCCCGGACGGTACCATCCTTCCATCATATCATCAATCCAGATTTTTTCCCATTTCTCAGGATCAGACTCATAAACAGCAAGATTTCGCGCTACCCGAGTAAACACATCCAATACGTTTTCTTTTTCTCCGTTCTCTTTATCAAAAGCGTATTTTGCATTAAAAATATCAATCGCCATTTGGTTGTTCTTAAAATAATCTTCTGTTTTCACTTTTTGGTATTCTCCTTTATTTGTTTGTATTTTGACTTGTAATCAATTTTTTGTTAAACATATAGTCGAGTATGCACTTTAATTAAAAAATCAAAGGTAGACGATCCTCGTCATTCCTAGGGGCACTTTAGAACCATCCGAAGAGAGGATGATCGTCATAACCTTTGCAGTGTTCTAATTCATGTTCATACGTTGAAGGGGTTGCGAAACTTGATCGTGCAGCATCATCGGCAATCCTGTGCCGAATTCCACGCACCCGCGGCGAGGCCGGTCACTCCCAACGCGCCGTATATCCAATTCCTGCTAGATTGTCTTGAATCCTCTGGTAGCCAGTATTCCGTCGCCATATAAGCCAGAACGAGCACTCCGACTTTAATCGCCACAATAGTGCCTGTTGATGGATCAGAGCCAAATAAGGGGTTGGCTTCCTCACACCCCCGATCCAATGCTTTGACTGTGGACACTGTGTCGGCGACTTGTCCACCGATGGCTGCACCCAGCCAGAATTTATTCCAACCGGTCCATGAGCCGTCCGATTTGGCCGAATAAGCAATCTGTGCAGCATGAGGCCTCGAGAATTCCTCGGCAAAGGTTTCGGTGGGTTGACTCTCGTGGCCGGCCTGGAGATCGTGGTTGCCTGGCGTGGAGGAACATGCTGAAAATAAAAAAGCCACCATAACAAAAGGAGCGAAATAAATTGATTTCATTGTTTTTCTCCGGAAAAAGTTGATAAAGGTCTCAAATTTGAATTCAGAATTCTGAATATACTTATAAACTTTACTTCAGGGAATTTTATTCAATCCATCCCATCTTTTTGTGAAATTTCAGCTTTTCATGGTGAACAAACATATTGAAAGAAGCAGAAATAAACAGAATTATGCCTAAAATCGGAAAACCATACATGCACCATAGAGTGCCGTTTGTTAAAGCAAAAGCTCCTTTTATAGTAATTGGCATAGACGATATCCATGAATATTTGGATGGATAATTGTCAGTGATAAAATCAGAGAGCGAAATTGAATAAGACACAGAAAAGAATATTGTTATGGCGGCAAGCACAAGAGCAATATTCATTATCCATGACGGACCGGAAGAAACCAAGTGCCATAAAATTCCTGTTTGTATAGTGGTGAAAACGCTCCACCAAAAAATATCATTCGTGTATTCTTTGTTTAATTTTTTACTTTTGTTTTCAGTCAACTTTCACCTCAACGTCATCTAAACTTTCTGTTTTCAATCCATTATTGCAAACAATTTGCCGAAACGGAAAAACCGTAAATGCTTTCAACCCACCGTTTGGTTCACACACCTTTTCCGCTTTCTTAAAATCATCTGGTCGGACCCCACAACCAGAAAGAAAAATTAGAATCAAAATGGGAATAAGAATGTTATAAAATTTCATTTTTTACTGACTCCTTTTCTGGGAAATACCCAGAATCTTGTTTCATGTATCCCTTGCATAGCTATAATTTCTGGCTCACCGTTGGGATTACCTTGAATAACTTCATATTCATTTCCGTAAAAACAGAGAATGTCTCCGGGCTCAAAAATAATCTGGTCATCTTTCATTTTGCTTCCCTCTCTTTGCCTTTTCGTTCACAATCTTCCCAATAAGGTTCATACCCACCAAAAACGTCATACCATGGAGTTTTTGTTATAAGATTCGTGAACATTTCTGCCCTGGCCTCGGGATATTCTTCCCTGAGAATTCGAGTGGTTTCCGGGGTTACTGGAAAATAAAGATCCGAATAATGATTGACGATTTCAATTCCTTCTTCTTTCAACCGACAGTAGAGACTTTTCATTTCAATAACTCCCTCCGCGAAGATAAGTAACGCCGTAAGGGCCGCAGCAATCAAGACCGTTATCGGCATCAAAAATGTTGCCGCGAGCGTGTTTTGCAGGAGAAGACCAAGAAGCCGGTTTCAGAACGTTGCCGTTGGTCTTGTCAATGAAGCAATAAGAAGAGCCGACTTTGCTGGTTTCTTCAATACCGGTACAGATTTTGATGTACCGCTTGCCTTCGGTGAAGAAATGAAAATCGCGGATTGTGTAACCTTCTTTGTCGCAATGGGCGTGATATTTCTTGACAAGACCGGCGAAAAAGGTCTTGAACTCGGCAGACTCGGTGGTAACGATTGCAACGATTTCTTTCTTCATGATTAACCTCTCTTTTAGAATTAACTCAATCAAACGTCTCACTTAACTTTCACAACTACATTAAACGATTATCCGAGAAACGTCAACGCTTTTTTGCGTTTTTTATTCAACCCAATAAATTTCGTGGTCAGAAATAAATTTCATTGCGGCGTCGGTCATTGAATAATCAGACGGGTAAGAACGCCAAGCCATTTCAAAATCACAATCAACGGCCATTGCAACCACGAGAACCTGGCCATCTTCCTGCGGATAAATCAAAATTATAACCTCTTCGCCATCAAGTTCAAAAGTCCCTTCAACTTCGTATTCAAATCCATCTTCATCAACTTTCAAAATTTCCATTTTCGTCTCCTGTTGGGTGAAAATCTATTCAGCGATAATATGTATCAGGACAGCCGTTCGCCGCTGCATTACTTTTTGCATTATTCAGGTTTTTGATCAACGAACCGATTGTCTTCGGGGTGAGACTGATTTTCTTGCTCCCTTTCTCTCGTTCATACGACTTACCGACTTCAAGCGTGTACCGAAAATGTTCAATCAATTCTTCAAGCGTACCAGAAGTGGAGTTTTCGTGACCGCGGCGACAATAATGAACAACGTGAACTTTAGGTGCTTTCTTCATGATCAAACCTCCGTTATAATTGAACTTGACTATCACTTAACTTTCACAACTACATTAAACGATTTTAAAACCTTTGTAAACAAAAAAGAGCAGTTTTTTGTCTTGCTCAGGACATTTTTTAAACCTCTTTTTCGCTTTCCATCTTTTCGTGAACCGCGATGATTACATTCAGAGCAGTCAACTTTCCGAACAAATAGAAGAAAGTTCGGGGAAAAGTAGTACCATGACTGTTTGTAACCATGTGGCTGTTAGCAGTGACATTGAGACCGCCGAAAATCTCGGCAAGAGAGAGACCGCGAACATAAGAAGCCTTCCGGGCTTCCATTTCGTCAGCAATTGACTTGTAAACTTTTTCTTCACGAGGATCAATTGTCTTTTCGGCTTTCGGGGCAACCTCAGTTTCTTTGATTGCTTTTCGTGTTTCAAAGAGACTTTCGGCCTCTTCAACGATCTCGGCGAATTCGGCGAACATCTTGGAATGTTTTTCGCGCCAGTTGTGAAGATCAGGAATTGACCAGTACAATTCATGATAACGTTCTTCGTTTTCTTTGTCGCCTTTGTCGCGGCATTCAATGCTTAAATCAAGCGTTAAGCGATGAAGTTTATCATGAACGTTTTTTTCAAAAGCGCGGGAAACGTCTTTGACGGCTTCGTTCTTTTTTGCTTTGCTTGAAAAAGTCACTTTGTTACCTCATGATTTGTTTGTCTTGAATCACTCTCAACTTTCAAGCAAACATTAAACGATTTACCGAGAATCGTCAATACTTTTTCAAAGAAAAAATGAAATTTTATTCGTTTAATTTCCTCCAGTTTTCAGAAAATTCCACGGCCTCTTTCTTCGTCCCGAAAGACATGCGATTATATTTCACAGCAACCACCCATCGCCATGCCCGTTCTCGTTCTTGGACTCTGAATACATCACCCGGTTCATGATCTGTTTCAGCAATATCTTTGTATTTCTTGATTTTGTGAATCTTCATTTTCACTTAAAATTACAGATTTTAATAACGTTTTCGGAAAAAGTCAACGCTTTATCCGCCAAATCTCCAAGATTTCCATCATTCATAATGACATGGGAATAATTAAATTCGAGTACCTGAGCATCACTGTGGGACATATGGTAATTTTCTTCTTTATTCGGATTCACGACAAGAACGGTAAACCATTTAATGCCATTCTCTTCGGCCCACTGAACTGTTTTTCTAATTTCTTCTGGTTCACGCATACAAGTGAAAAGAACAACGTCAATAGCCAGACCATAATTCATGGCATCTTTGATTTCATTCAAAGGACCATTGAAATATTTGGTATAAAGGTCCTTCAACTCTGAAAGCATATTTCTCATTTCGGGAGTTTTTTCACCGTTCCATCCCATTTTCTTGGCAATGTCTTTCACTGTATCAACGGTTGAATGCCTTTCAAAGAAAAAATTAGCTCTAAATGGCAATTGGTAAAAGTAAGACTCACAGTAATCAATGAATGTATCCTTGCCGGCCCTTGGA